TCACCTAACACACGTGTCAACTTAAGATTAAGTTCACTATACGATTTAAATGATGATGGATCAGTAAACTCACCTAATGCATACTGCTTGTTGTATATAGCTTCTAACGCAGAGTCATCTGCATCTAAAGCTTCAGCTGGAGAAAACTCAGAACGGTCATAGTTTCTATAGCCAGCAACGTTAGCAATCTTCATCTTGAAGTTAGCACCTTTCCACATATCGAATGGATTGACTGGTGATTCATCTTGAAACTTAGGTTGCATGCTATCCATGATCTTCTCAAAGATCTTAGCACCGTATCCGTATAGGAATACTTTACCTTCGTTTGCTTTGTTTTCAGGATCAGAAACAACATAGATATTTGACACATAGTGTAAACGTCTCTTACGCTTACGAGCCATATCTTTGTCAGCTTCAATACCTGTATTCCATAGTTTAGAGTTCATCTCTGAAACAGGATCGTCCTTTTGAATAGTAGTAAGAGATTTCTCTACATACCATTGTCCAGTTGGTCCTTGGAAGAAATGATCCCAGTACTTAGCCCAAGGTAAGTCATCACCTTCGACTGTAGGTAAGAACCTAATAACGGCATAACCGTTACCTGCTTTATCTACTGATGGTTTCCACATACGATCGTCGCCGTATGATTTCTTTTCGCTGGTGCCTGTTCCGGCCGCACCTACTAATGAACTCATGTCATTAGCTTTTGCCTTTAAGTCTGCAAAACTCATGGTCTATCTCCTTTAAAAGTTTATATTAATTTATATGTCTTTGTATCAGTATATATTATATCATAGTTATGATAAAAGTACATACTTTATTTAAAAATATCCACAATAATCTTTTTAAACTTATTGTCATCAATCTTTAAGAAAGACTGATACTTAGATATCTTCTTATATAAGTCAGGCCACAAGATGGTCTCTGTGATCTGCTTATTCGCCCTATCAATAAATCCTGTAAGCTTATTGATTATACACACAGTCTCTAATGAAACCGTGCCTTCAAGATGAAGCTGGATAATTCTTGGATATGTTTCGTTTATTTCCAAGAGATCATCAAACTTTACATCTGAAACTTCTTCTAATTCAGATTTAAATACATAACTCATACTATCGATCTTCTTCAAGAATGATGTGTATGTATCTTCATCTCTAATCATATCACCACTATACTTATTACCTGCAACTTGATGTGCAGCAAAATACATAATGATATCATCTTTTGTTTTAAATCGTTTACCGATCTTTGTTAACTGAAATTTATCTGGCCTTCCCCAATAAGTCTTCTCAGTTACATTTGTTTTAAAATTATACTTAAAGCAATCGTAAGCTCCATTGAAATGCAAGTTAATTGCGTTATGTAATGTGAATGCTTCATATCCAGTCATTCTCATATGGGCAGCTGAACAGAATGGCCACCTTGTAATAGGTTAAGTTTCTTTGCTTCAAACTCTATGTGCTCCACTATTTCCTTTGAGATCAGTTTTTTACTGTCCCTAAGATCGATCTCATTGTCCTCACACACAGTTATGACAGCATCCATGTATTGACAGCCTCTATGAGTCCTAACATATATCTCAACTAAATTTGAGAATGCTTTCTTATTTAGATCCTCACTCATTTCTGTATTCCTTCTTTATCATAAGCTGGAGACAGAGTCTTCCAATACATAGTCTTCTCTTCGTTCTCACCATAGAAGTCTAATGACCATACACCTTCACGTAGATATGTTTCACAATGGTTCTTATAGATCCTTGCTGATTCATACTTCGCTTGAGCACCTCTCTCACCACGATGGATTGCTTGACGTAATGCAGATAGTTTCTCTTTAGTTGCTTTAATATAAAGCTTAACGTTTACCATGGACAAGCCATGATCTTCTTCTAATGCTAATACATTAGCTGCAATGTTCTTATAGGTTGTGGGTTTCTTTGCCGCTCTTGCTTTGGCTAAGTTAGCCGCTGCTGCTGCACGTTGCTCTTCACTCATCTTACGTCTTGCCATAATATATTCCTATTTGTTTGTTGATACATCTATTATAACATAGTATCTACAAATGTACATACTAACCTTTATATATTTTCTGGATATGATCTTCAAATGCTTCTACCTTGTCAACTCTATTAGGCCATTTAATATATTCCTTCTCAGGATTGGCCTTAAGATTGTTGAGCAATGGTCCGATAGCGTTGTATAGTTTGTCTAGCTTGTCTTGTGCAGACGTACTAGTTGCTGTGGCTGTTACTAACTCTTGTGAGACATCTAAGTCTTTCTCATCTACAAGAGTAAAGCCGAAATCGAAATCTGACATGTTACCCCTTAAGTAATTTTATACCCTTAGTCCAGTTAACTGCTGCATCTTCGACATAGCCTAAAGCTTTGTAAGGAAAATCTTCTTGCATAATTCTGTCACCGTTCGGGTCTTTAAATGTGATTGAAAAGAATGAATGTTCTCCATCCATTCCTGTTACTACTTGGTATATCTTTGCTACACTACCATCTTCCTTATAGTGCTCGCTCATTAATTTAGTGTTGTTCATGATCTCTCCAATAAAATAAGGTTGGGGACCCAGAAGATCCCCAGGAGTTACTACTACTTAGTGGGTGAATACCACCTAAGTTCTTTTAAAATGCTAGACTAGCCTTAAGAGTAGATACGCCATCAGCGCTTCCAGTCTTAGTCCAATCAGCAGTCCATATACCACGTGTTAAGCTAAATGACTTAGCTGTGACACCAGCAGATGTCTTAGACATCGTACCTTTAACAACACCTAAACCAAGGATATCTTTAGAAACAGAACCTTCGTTTGTAGATGTACCATCTGCATTTGAATCGTGATTACCGCTAAGCGTTAAGCCTGCAACGGTAGTTGATACAGTAGTATCAATGTTATTTCCAGCAGTTACTTTATTATATACGACTTTAGCTGTTACGCCACCCGCAGTATAACTTGCTGTTGTTTCTCTTGTAGTTGCAGTTACATCAGTCATTGCGACTGTGATACCACCTACAACGCCAGATGCATCAACCGTAGTTGAACCACCAGAGATCTGATTAAGACCAACTGTGATTGCACCAGCTTTCATTGTTACGCCTAATACAGTTGAATCTGGATCATCACCAGACCAATCACCAATCTTAAAAGTTAGTGGACCTGTAGAAGTTTCTACATACATATCATCTATATCAAAGGCTTTATCAAGTACAACCGTTACAGTTGAATTCCCTTGAGTTCCTTTCATTGTAGTTGTTATGTCTTGAGTGTAAGCACCGTGCGAATCTAGTGTTCCCTCGTATAACCCTGATAGGCTTATACCGGCAAACGTAGTCGCAGATACTGCCATTGCCACCGTCGTGACTAGTAGTTTTTTAAACATATTATTTCCTTTTTATTTAAACAAAAATATCTTTTTTAGAGTGAAGATATAGATCACTGAGAACTATTTATATACTTTCTATAAAGTAGTTCTTCTTTTTCGTAAGCTTCGACTTCGTCTAACTCACGATTTTCGTGTAATTGCTGTACATGAACCATTTCGTGGCATACTGTAATGATAGCTTCTTTGAAGCCAAGATGTGTGTCAATTTCAATATCGTATTCGTCGTCTTCAGCTGAGTCTGTTGTCCAGCCTTTTACATTGTCTTCATATATATCTTCTTGTTCTATTGATACAAGAATTTCATCAGGTATTTTTAATTCCCTTTTGCAAAACAAAACAACGTCTTCTAATAACGCCATACGAAACCTCCATCTTTATTTGTGACTCATACCACACGGCGGATCTAATTCTTCCTTTAACTCTTTAATGATCTGTTTACATTCTTGAGCGCTAGTACTTATGTCGTACCTTTGATACCATTGCCCCATCATTCCCATCTGCTTCATCTTTTCGTTGAGCAGGTCTAAACGTTCCATCGTCGACATCAGCGATCCTATAGTGATATAAGCTTATTTATACATATTATTAACTGTAGAACTGCTCATATCCCGCAGTTAAACATTCCCCATTGGCAAGTGAATCACCATATCCAGATAGATAATCTTCGAACTGTTTCTCTCCAACAGGATCACCTTTCATTGATTCAGGTAATACTTGTGGATTCTCAGAACATTCGTTGGCTACCCAACCTGCAATATAGAATCTATTCTTAGTTCTTAAAAATGTATCTCGCTCTTGCTTGTCTGCTATAACTGTACTCATATTAAACTCCTGTAATAATTTCATAAACATCTTTCCAAGTTCTTGCCCTCTCACATTCGTAAGAACAAGTTTGGTTCCAAGGGTGATCGATAAGGATACCTTTTAAACCAGCATCGTTACCCATACCTATGTTAGCAGCTTTGTCTTCTATCCAAAAGCATTCAGTGTTGACCCACTCTTTAAGAGCTTCGTCTTTGTCCTGACCAGTGTTTAGAATAGTAAAGCCATCCCACATAGTAGTACCGAAAACATTTCTCAAGTTCTCTTTCCTATACTCTTGAGCAAGTTTACAGTTAGTCTGTGAAGTGATCACGTGGAAAATATAACCGTGCTCTTCGTGTAACTTCCTAACATACTTAATAGCATCTCTTAAAGGAGAGAGTGTTTTCATATACTCTGACCTGTTGAATTGATTAACAAACTTTGCACCAGTTTTCTGTGCAACACCTATTGCCTTAGCAATGTTATACTCAGGGCCAAGTCTTTCGTAACCCTCAGTTGCTTTAAGCCACTTATAGAAATGGTATTCCCAATCTAATAAGACGCCATCGCAGTCTGTTAATATTAATTTATCTCTAAGCTCGCGCATAT